GAAAACCTAATGAAATATCGTCAATCAGTTCCCCAAATGACGATAAACTGTTCATAGCGCTTTAACACAGTAAAGCGTTACTGTGCTACACTTTGTTAAATTATTCACAGAGGGCTTGCCCCTTTATCATGGATAGTATACCACAATAGATCGCTGGTGTCAATATCAATTTACTTATGACAGTTATTAAAAGAAGTGATAACAGATTGAAAACTTTTCCTTGCTTCTGTATCAACTGGGCTGTACAATAACAATAGGAGGTGACACCATGTCTAAAACATATTACCGTGTGGTCCATCCGACCGGTCAGTTTGTCTGTGATGGCGATTATCGGCCCAAGCGATACTGGTCATTGGAGGATGCAATACAGCGGGCCCGTGTTATGTCCGCAATTTATGAAAAACCCATTGAGATACGCAAGTTTCCTGACCCGTACATAACAAGGAGGTTTATCGATGTCCGACAATAAAACATGGGAAGTTGTTTTCCAGCATGAAAACGGGGCGCTCTATTTCTGGCGGCACACCGGCCAGCGCCCGCCTACGCTGGCCCAGATCGTGGACGCTATGCCTGATGGCAAATGGTCCTTTATTCAAATGCGGGAGGTGGTTTGCACATGGCGAGAGCGATAAGACGTAAACCGTTCAAGTTCGCATACGATATCGCGGCCTATTCTCTGGTATCCGATATGCGGGAGACGCATACCCGCAAAGAATTACTGGCCGAGTACAACCGTATGCGTACAGAAGCGCTGTCCCGTATGAAAGAGCTGAAAAACTCCGAGTATGTCAACAGTGCCCAGTACCTAACAAACAAAGGCCGTTTCCGTGGCGGTTCGCATATGAACAAAACAGAGCTTGCTCACGCCATGAGGGACGTCACCCGCTTCCTGTCAGCCAGTACTTCAACAGTTGCCGGTATGCGTGAGTACGAACGGAAAACGCTGGCAACATGGAGGGCAAAGGGCGGTTATAAGTTCCTCAACAAAAATAATATTGGGGATTGGGGCTATTTTATCGAATGGGTAAAAGCGACAAATCCCGACCCTTACGATATTAGTGAAGTGGCGGCGGCATTCCAAGATATTGAAAGGTATCGAAAAAAGACACCAGAGCAGAGGGCGCGCGTTGATAAAGATATTGCTAAAGCATTTGCGGATTTTCGAGAATATCGAAAAATACGTGCTGAAGAAGTAGAGAAACGCCGCCGTTCTGAGGGAGAACGCGTTAGTTCCGCTGACTTACGAAACAGAGGTTATTAACCATGAAATACTACACTACGGCGGATTTCCCGCTATCCACAATTAAAAACTGTGATATCGAGCGCCGTAGTGTAGGCAATCAGGGAACCAGCGCTCGGCGCGTGTACAAGCAGATGTTGACCGGCTTTGATATAGAAACAACACGCATTCCCGCCGAAGATCAATCCTTTATGTACGTTTGGCAATGGTATTTTGAGGGCGTGGGAGTTGTCATTGGCCGGACGTGGCGGGAACTCCGTTTGTTCATTATGCAGATTGAAGCGATATTGGATAACGCTATGCTGGTGGTGCTGGTTCACAATCTATCATACGAATTTCAGTTTCTCCGCGCGGTCCACGAATGGAAAACCGATGAAGTATTTGCCGTCAAGTCCCGGCGCGTTCTCAAAGCGACTATGAATGACAAGTTTGAGTTCCGGTGTACTATGCTCCATTCGAATATGTCACTTGCCACATGGACGGCCAAAATGGGCGTGGAGCACGGCAAGCTTTCCGGCGAGGATTTCAACTATGATATCATGCGCTATCCGGACACCCCGCTTTCCGAAACGGAGCTTGCCTATATCACCAATGACGTGGTGGGCATGGTCGAAGCTTATCGCGCCGAAATGGAGCGCGACTGTGACAACCTTTATAAAATCCCGCTCACGTCCACCGGCTACGTCCGGGCAGACAGCAAGCGCGCCATGCGTAACAGTAGCAAGGTGGTAAAGACCATCTTGCCGGACTATGATATTTATAAGATGCTCCGCAAGGCATTCCGGGGCGGAAACACACACGCCAATAGATACTATTCCGGCATGATACTTGAAAATGTCAAGTCGGCAGACCGGTCCAGCAGTTACCCGGATGTGATATGTAACTGTAAATTCCCAATGACAAAATTCCGGGAGATCATCAATCCCGATATATGGAAAGTTGAAAAAATGATGAAAGACCGCCGCGCTCTGGTATTCACAATTCTGCTCCATGACGTGGAGCTTTCCGACCCCTACAACGGTTTCCCCTATATCAGCGTTGCAAAGTGCGCGGCCTGCGTCCGGTCCGGCAACGACAACGGTCGCGTTCTGAACGCTGATTTTATTGAAATGACCGTAACCGATATCGATTGGCGGATTATCAAAAAACAGTATGAATTTTCGGACGTGCAGGTCACAAAAGCCTATTGGAGTCATTACGGTTATCTCCCCCGCGCACTGATTGTGAACACCATAGACTACTATACCAAGAAAACCAGCCTGAAAGGCGTAGACGGCCAACAGCTACTTTATGACAAATCCAAAAACCTATTGAACGGCATATATGGCATGATGGCACAAGACCCGGTTAAGCAGGATATTATTTACCATGAGGGCACCGGAGAATTTACTGAGGATGACGCGCCGCCTGAAAGCCTGCTGACGGAGTTCTCCAAACAGGCGTTTCTTGCCTATCAGTGGGGCGTCTGGATAACAGCGTGGGCGCGTCTCCGTCTCCAAGAGGGCATAGACCTATGCGGACACAACTGTGTATACGTAGACACCGACAGTTGTAAATACCTGGGCGAAGTTGATTGGACGGCCTATAACCGCAAGCGCGTCCGTGCCAGCGCCCAGAGTGGGGCATACGCCACGGACCCACACGGTAAACGCCACTATATGGGCGTATTCGAGGAAGAGGAGCCATACACAAAATTTAAGACGTTAGGCGCAAAGAAGTATGTGTTTGAACACGCAGACGGAAAGTTACAAGTCACCATTGCGGGTGTTAACAAAAAGAAAGGCGGCGCGGAGCTTTCCCGCCGCGGTGGCATTGAGGCATTCCGGGAGGGCTTTACATTCATAGACGCGGGCGGCACCGAAAGTGTTTATAATGACTCCACGCCATACGCGGAGCGTATGTTAAACGGCCATAAAATCGAAATGTCACCGAATATTTGTATCCGGCCTAGCACATACACCGTTTCCCTCACGGATGAATACAGAAATTTGTTAGAAACTTGCAAAATTTCTGTTGACAATTTGTAGCCGATATGATACTATAATAGTGCCGACAGAGCAAGGAGGTTATATAAAGATGATTTATCGTATTCGACTCAATAACAAATTTACTAATCAGCCGGTGCATTGCTATATCACCGCGCCGACTGTTTTACAGCGATCGGCAAATTAGCTAATATTTTAGTTCTTCTCGATAATTATGATGTAGTGTACGCCGTTCCATACAAACAAGATTAAGTTTAATCTGTCTGCCCTATCGGACATATACGGGGAGAAAGTGAGTAGACTATGAACAATACATTGACCCTGACTATTTTCGCAAAGACCCGCAAGACCAAGGACGGACGTCAGTTCAATACCTTTGTCACCACTCTGCCTGATGGGGAGAAAGTGGCAGTCAAGTTCCAGAACGCCTGCGGTGAGCCGAAGTGTTGTCCCTGCAATATCGATCTTACGCGGGGCGGTTGCAATCTGTCCACGGAAATCCGTACCCGTAACGTTGTGGACAACAAGGTTGACCCCGCCACTGGCGAGGTAGTCGGCACCGAAACCATGCAGGAGAAAGCCGAGGCCAAGGTGTTGTGGATTTCCGCGTGGGCCTATTCCGCAGAGGAATACCGCGACAGCTCTATGGACGAGTTCTTTTAAGGAGGTATCAGCATGACGGTCACTTTTTTGACTGACAACGTTAAAATGGGTCGAACGGGTATTTCTTACCCATTCGTGCTGGAAGTTCCCGAGTTCGGCCAGATTGCTGGGAGAGTGACTGAAACGCAGAGGGGGGCCACGCAGGTGGCTTTCCCCTCTGGCGTCAAAGCGGCCAGTGTCGCGGCGGGATTTGTTCTCTATGAGTTTCAGAAGCAGGTGAACACAGATGAATGAATGTGTAAACTGCCCGTGCAAGGATAGTCTGAAAGGTCAGGACTGTTTATGTCGTGACTGCCCTTATCGTGAGAGATGTCGCGCACAGTGCATGGGGGTTCGTAATGAAGATATTTGCACCTAACGGTTATCTGGATATGGAAAAGATCATTTCCAGCCCTTACCATTTCATTATGGTACTGACAGGCCGGGGCACCGGAAAGACTTTTGGCGCTCTGGACTATCTCCGTAAACGCGCTACCAAGGGCGACCGGTTCATGTATTTCCGCCGTCTCCAAACACAGATTGACATAGTGGCAAAACCGGAGTTTTCCCCCTTTAAGAAGCTGGACGCGGTACGCCACACCGTCACAGACGTAAAAAGCCTTTCGAAGCAGACCGCCGGGTTTTATGATGATAGCACCGGCGATCTGTTGGGCTATGCGGCGGCTGTTTCCACATTCGCTAACCTGCGCGGCTTTGATGGTTCTGATATCGGTACGATCTTATTTGAGGAATGCATACCGAAGCTTTACGAGTCAAAAATTCGTGACGAGGGCGCGGCATTGATGGACGCTTATGAGACAATCAACCGCAACCGCGAGTTGGAGGGTGACGAGCCGGTGAAGCTGGTATGTATCGGAAACAGCAATAATTCCGGTGCGGACCTTTTGTGCTATCTCAATCTTGTTTCCCGCGTGGAAAAAATGAAAAAGAACGGCACAATGCTCTACACGGACCCCGCCCGCTCTCTGCTGTTGATCGTCTTGAAAGACTCCCCGATGGGTGAAAAGAAAGCAGATACGGCCCTTTACCGATTTTTAGGCCGCGAGAGCGACTACGCAAAGGCGGCATTGGACAACGAGCCGCCCGAGGAATGGGGAGAGTTCACCGGTAAACTCCCATTAAAGGAGTTGTCCCCGGTCGTATCTGTCGGCGAGATCACCGTCTATCGTCACAAGTCCCGCCACACGCTTTATGTGTCCACACACAAGCAGGGGAGTCCACCCACCTATGGGACCGGCCAAAATGACATGAAGCGAGTCAAGACCCTCTATCGTTGGATATGGCAAGCGTACATTACCCAGCAAGTTATTTTCGAGGAAACAGTTTGTGAAATTCTATTTACCAAGTATTTTAGTTAAGGAGGAATGACAATGGCAAAGATCAGCAAATGGGAGCGATTGAAAGCCAGAATGGAACGCACGTTAGAGGATTTTGCGGGCGTTTCAAATCTCACGGCGGAACAGTGGGGGATGCTTCATGCATACAAAGAAATATATATGCGTATGCAGGCGTTCGAGCGAGAAGAAAAAAAGCTTGACAAAGCCTAATCCATGCGCTATACTTATCGCAAGATGGGCGGTGGGTGTCCATATGCAATCGCCGGAAGCGAGGACGCGCACCGGGCACGGTGCATGAGCCCACCGCCCTATCATATTATAATTGGAGGGACATACCATGAAAGTATACCTGATTTGTGTTCTGGCCTTTATTCTGGCCGATATCCTGACCGGGCTGGTCAAGTCCCTTTATGAAAAAGACTTCAAGTCTTCCGTTATGCGGCAGGGCCTTTTCCACAAGGCAGGCGAGTTGATGGTGCTGGGCCTGCTGTATGGCGTGGAGTATGCGGCTCCAATGCTGGGCATTACGTTCGAGTTACCCACATTCCGCGCCGGGGCCTGCTATTGTATTTTGATGGAAGTGGGGAGTATCATTGAAAATATCAAGTCGTTCACTCCCGTCATTTCCTCTATCTTAAGAAAGGATGAAGACAATGCCGATTGATGTATATCTGTCCCCGGCATATCACCGGCAAAACAATTGTTGTTACCACCGGCCAGACGGTCGGCCCTGCTATGAGACTCTGCACAACAATGAATATCTGGACGTGCTGGAAAAGTTCCTGACAGCCAACGCGATCACATATGCACGCGGCCCGCGCCGTGTTCCCATGTCAGACGAGAACGGCACGGAGCTGATGAACAAGGCAATTGCAGAAAGCAATAGGCTCAACGCGCGGGTGCATTTCGTAAGTCACACTAACGCCAGCGCCAACGGCACCGCAAGCGGCTACCACCCCATGTATTACGCATATAGCGCCAACGGCAAGAAGCTCTGTGAGTTGTTCGCCAAGTATCGCCGGGAGATTTATCCCCGCGCGGTGAAGTGCGTACCCCGCCCCAGCGGCTACGGCGGCAATCTGGCAGAGTTACGGAACACCACCGGCGTCTGTATCTATCAGGAGCACGTGTTCCACGACAACGCGCAGGATGCCGCGTGGTTCCATACACACATGGAGGATATTGCACGGGCCGATACAAAGGCGCTGTGTGAGTGGTTCGGTAAGACCTATGTGGAGCCGGACCATGACGAAGCGCCGCGGTTCGGTCTGGACTATTCTAAGTCTGACGGAATTAGCTGGTACGTGGACGGCGTTAAGACTACACCGCGCGGCTTTATGGACGCGCTGACAAGTTTGATGGAGGGATAACATGAATTACTCTGATATTATCGCGCTGGCCCGCGCAGGGTTCACCGCACAGCAGATAGCGCAGATGTCGCAGGGGGAGTCGGTTCCCGCGCCGGGACGGTCGGGCAGAGCTACTACACTGATTAAAGAACCTGATGGAACGGTCCGAGAATATATAGCGGGTGGCGGCGGTTCCGCGTGCTCTCAGCAGGAGACCGTCCCGGTTCAGCAGGAGCTGACTGCACAGCAGACCCCGGACCAGTTGTCCGCAATCCTTGCAGAAATGCAGACGCTCAAGCAGACAATGCAGGCGCAGAACAGGCAGAACGCGGAGCTTATTCCGCCCACGCCGCAGAGCGCACAGGATATCCTGTCAAGTATTATCGCCCCGCCTAAGAAGAACGGGGAGAAATAAAAGGAGGTAAATACAATATGAATAGCATGACTTTTTCTCAGGCGGCGACCGTACTGACCGATATCGTCAAGCAAGCGACCGGCCAGAAAGCGATCACCGCGATCACCACGCCGCAGGATTTTGTGGCAGTAGCACAGACCGCGCTGAAAACGGGCTATGACCCTGTTATCAACGCGATCTCCCAGATTTGGAGCCGCACGATTTTTTCGGTGCGCGACTATCGGACGCCCATGGACACCCTGATGATGGATATGCCCCGTTACGGTAACGCTCTGCGGAAGCTGTCCCCCGTCAGCGGGGAGATGGTGGACGATGACCGGTACAAGTACCCCGTGGCCTACGACGCCACCAAGACCGACAATCCTCTGGGTAACGGCGAGAGCGTGGATATGTACGCCATCAAGAAGCAGGAGACGTTGCAGACAAACTTCTTTGGTACTGCTGTGTATGAACAGCATTACACCATGTTCCGCGATCAGTTCGACGCGGCCTTTGAGAGTGCCGACGAGTTCAGCCGCTACAATGCCATGTGCATGACCGAGCGCATGAACGACCGCGAGAGCTACAAGGAAAGCATAGGGCGCGGCATTCAGGCCAACTTTATCGGCGGCCTGCTGTCCGAGAATAACGCAAGCCGTGTTATCCACCTGCTGACTGACTACAACGCGGCCACCGGCCTGTCTCTGACCACACAGAGTGTGTATCAGCCCTCTAACTTTGCGCCCTTTATGCGCTGGGTGTACGCGCGTATCAAGACGATCTCCCGTATGTTCGCGGAGCGTTCCCAGATGTTCCAGACCGTTATCAACGCTAAGCCGGTCCTGCGGCACACCAATCCTGAAAACCTGCGTATTGCGCTCTATGCGCCCGCCATGGACCAGATGAACGCCATGGTGCTGTCTGACACCTACAATGACAACTATCTCCAGTATGCGACCTATGACGCGGTCAACTTCTGGCAGAATATTGAGGAGCCCGACACTGTCAATATCGCTCCCGTGTATACCGATACCACCGGCGCGCTCAAGCAGGTGGAAGTGGCGGCGCCTGTCGAGAAAGCGGGTGTTTTCGGCGTTATCCATGACCGAGACGCCCTGGGTTATGCGATCGTGAATGACTGGGCACAGCCCACTCCGATCAACGCGCGTGGCGGCTATTGGAATGAGTTTTATCATTCCACGTTCAAGACCATCTCCGACAATACCGAGAAAGCTTGTGTCCTGTTGCTGGACTAATGGCGTTAAGGGAGACTGGGCAACCAGTCTCCCTTTGGAGGAAAGTATATGAGCTTTAAAGTTAGACTCTATACAATCGAAAAATACGACCGGAGCACGAAACAGCCCACCGGAGCCGGAAAAGAGTATGAATGCCTTGCAAACACTCCGTTTTCCGTCCTGTCTCCCACGTTGCGACTGGCGACCGGGGACGCGGTGAGCGTATACAATTATGTATATGTGCCCTCTGTGGACCGGTTCTATTTCGTCAACGAATGGACCTATTCCCGTGGCCTGTGGGAAGCAGAATGCGCTGTTGACGTGCTGGCAAGCTGGAAAAGCTATATCGGAGACAGTACGCTCTACGTGTTGCGCTCTGCGGCGCAGTCGGACGGCGCTGTTATTGATATGGCATACCCCACCACGGCAAAACTGGACGTAGTGCAAAAAGCGTTTACGTTGGCCGGGAGCGATCAGGAGCTGTGGAATTACGACGGTGTTAACGGCTCTTATATTGTCGGCATTGCGGGCCGAACGGGCGGAGCTGTTACATACTGGGCTATGAACACCGCTATGTGGGCGAATTTCACAAATGAAATTTTCGGCACCGGCGAATACGCGGGCATTGTGGACGAAGCCGAAAAGCGGAATTTTAATCCGTTACAGTATTTTGTCTCCGCTAAATGGTTCCCGTTCAATATTCAGACTGCGGGAGGGACCGCACCTATCACAGTGGGCTGGTGGACGATGGGAAGCAAAGCGTTTCAGTTTGAGGCGTCCAGCTCCAGACCGATGTTTTCCGACACTATCACTATTCCGAAGCACCCGCAGGCCGCGGCGCGTGGTAAGTACATGAATTCCGGGGTGTTTTCCGCCTACGCGCTCAAGCTTCCCTGTTTTGGGCTGGTGCAGATACCCCCCGCCCTGATTATAGACAGCACCAATCTCGAGGTGGAGATTTGGACGAATATCGCCGACGGGACCGGTATGCTGAAAGTGACGGCGAATAATCGCACCGAGCCTATTATTTTCCTGGAAGCGCCTGTCGGTTGCCCCGTACAGCTTTCCCAGGTGTCCGCCGGTTTGTTGTCCTCTATCGCTAATCGCGCACAAGCCGGTGGCGGTTTGCTGGGTGAGGTCGTGCAAGCGGCACGTTCCGCCATCACGGAAATTGGCGAAGTGGTCGGCCTGCCTGTAGAAAACTCTACGGCGGTAGCGACCAACGGCACGAACGCAAGCCGCGCGATGACGAAAATCACGCCCGCGTTGCTGGCAACGTTTACCTATGCCGCCGATGAAGACGTACAGCACCGCGGCAGACCGCTCTGCAAGCTGGTGAAGGTTTCCACGCTGTCTGGTTACATTCAGGTGGCAGATGGTGACATTCTGGCTCCCGCCACGGAAAGCGAGTTGCGGAGCATCAAAGCATATTTGGAGGGAGGTTTTTTCTATGAGTAGCTACGGCGGTGCACCGGTATTCTACGACCACCAGAATGTCGTGCTGTCGGAGGTATCCCCCTCTACGGTCCATAGCCAGAACACACAGCTTGTACACTACTACAAGCGCTATCTGTTGCAGAAAGCAATGTCGGTGTTCAAGTGGAAGCTTCCAGAGCATTGGAACAGGGACTATCTGCTCTATTCCCTGTACTGTTGGGGCGTGGTGGCCGTGTTTAATACGGACCGTTTCGGCGTTATTCCGCAGATGTGCGGGCTGGGCGGTTATGGCGTGTTCTATCAGCCCACGCGGGCGATCATCGCTAATCCGCTGATCAACCGGAGTATTGAAGCGCGTATCGGTGAGACGTGCGAATTGCTCAAGCTTCAACCGGATTTCGGCGGCATTATGGATATGGTGGCGCAGTACGCGGAGCTGATGGCGCTCACGTCTGAAATGGTGTCCATGAATGTGGTCAACTCGAAACTGTCCTATGTGTTCACGTCTGGAAACAAGGCCGCGGCGGAAAGCTTCAAGAAGCTGTACGACAAGATCTCCAGCGGGGAGCCCGCTGTTGTGGTGGACAAGGCGCTCATGCTCCCGGACGGCTCCAAGGCGTGGGAAGCGTTCGAACAGAATTTGCGGCAGAATTTTATTGCCGGGGACGGCCTGTCACTTCTGCGGCAGATTGAAAACCAATTCGCCACGGATATCGGTATCCCGAACGCCAACACGGAGAAACGCGAGAGAGCCGTTGTGGACGAGATCAACGCGAATAATGTGGAGACTTATTCCAAGTGTGCGCTTTGGTTGGAGTCCTTGCAGGACGGCTGTGAGCGCGTGAAGCGGATGTTTGGCGAGTCGCTGGGTGGTGAGCTGGCTGTTGACTGGCGTTTCCAGCCGGTAGTTGAGAAGCCGGAGGACGGCGGGGAGGTGGACGTGGATGAAAAGTAGTCTTTCCATTCTGGGGCTGTATCAGTGGGATAAAACACTGTTTGACCCCATGACCGTCCCCGCTGGCGTGGATAAACAAACGGTGGTAAACAACATTCTGATGGACTGTGCGGAGCTGGAGGTCCTTTATTCTAATCCGGGGACTATGAAAACGGCGATCTCCATTTGGAGCGAGCTGTCACAGAATAGTTGGAACAGAATGCAGGACGCGTTGTCGGCCAGCTATAGCCCCATCGAGAATTATGACCGTTATGAGGACTGGGAGGACGGAAACACCAGCGAGGCGAATTCGCAGGTAGCCGCGTATAATGACTCCACGATGGCGAATGCGGACCGTGCGACCAGCAAGGGCACCGGGACGCATTCCGGGCACCTGCACGGCAATGTCGGCGTGACTACCAACCAGCAGATGGTCACCGAGGAAATGGAAATGCGCGCCAAGTATAATATGGTGGACATTATCACCGGGGAGTTTAAGCGGCGGTTCTGTCTGCTGGTATATTAGGAGGTGAGAACATGGCTTTTGAAGTATTCCCCTATTCTAATCTGCATGATCTCAATTTGGACTGGATACTCAAGCAGGTTAAGACGATCTCCGAGTATCAGGGCAGTTTTGACCAGCAAATCGCGGCGCTGTCTCAGCAGATCGTGACTATTCAGAGTCAGATCAATGCGGAAATGCAGAGGTTCCAAAACGCTGTAAATGCGAGTATCAACGCCCAGACCCAGACGTTGGCAAGTTTTCAGAACGAGCTGGACGTGCACACCGCGGCCATCGCGGAGCTGGAACAGGCATTGCAGGACAGCGTGGCTGGTCTACAACAGTTCGTATTGCTGAATATTGCGGAGAACAATATTCGGCTGAAAGACGAGCTGTCGCAGGATATCCGTAACTTTACGGTCATCAATCCTTTTGACGGCACCAGCGTGACGATTCAGCAGATGTTTGATACTCTGGCGCAGTTGCACATGACCGACTCCCTGACTTATAGTCAGTTGTCCGGTAAGGGCAAGACTTATGCGCAGTTGGCCGCGTTACAGATCACCTATTTTAATTTGATTAACCACGGAGCAAGTCTGGTTAAGTAAAGAAGGAGGATTTATACTATGCCTACTACTACCACTCATTTCAATCTCAAGAAGCCCGCCGGCGATGATCTCTATAACCACCTGACAATCGACAATCCGAACATGGACGCCATTGACAAGGCTATGTATGACAACCAGCAGGCGGCAATCTGCACCGCCACACATAGCAAGGTCGGCACCGTCCAGACGCTCACGCGGCAGGGCGGTAAGAGTGCTATGTTCCGGTTTGTGGCTACGGCGGCCTTCGCGGCTGGTGATACGTTCACGGTGGATGGGCAGGCCGTGACGGCTACTCTCCCGGACGGTTCCGGTCTGAGCGCGGGCGCGTTCGTTATCAATTCCAACGTGCTGTGCTGCCTGGTCGGTACTCAAATGACGGTGTACACTGTGGCCGGGGCCGGTGCGCTGGATGCGGCCACGCTGGACGGGCACCCCGCTGAGTATTTCGCCGTGGCCAGTGAGACGGCGAAGAAGAGCACCAGCCAGAATGTGACTCTGAATACGGGACTGTGGACCAGTTCCGGTGAGCTGTATACACAGAGCGTGAGCGTGGCCGGTGTGACAGCCGCAAGCAATCTGGTGATTGGTCCCGCGGCTGGGAGTTGGGACGCGGCGGTGGCGGCGCAGGTTCGGTGTACCGCGCAGAGTAACGCAAGCCTGACGTTTACGGCAAGTAAGTTGCCGGAGACGCCGGTCGTTATGACGGTTATTATCGTCGGTTAAATATGTGAATAATGGGCGGGCGGCGTCTATTGGGTATGCGTACCACGGCGGCCGGGGCGGATATGCGCGGGTATCATTCGAAAGGAGTAGTGTACATGGCTATTGTGAATACACATTATAGGTTCTGTGCCAAGGGCGGCGCGCTGCCGAAGTTCACATATACCGGAGAGTATAATGTGAGAGATGACGGCGTGGTGGAGTTACTGACGAGCGGAACTCTGGTGTTTCTGGACCCGGCGGTGATTGATATTTTCTGTGTTGGGGGTGGTGGTGTTGGTGGAAGTTTTATCGCAGGAGGACTTACCCAAATGGGAGCCCCCGGAGGGGCTGGCGGCTACACCGCCACAGTGCTGAAGCAGTCCGTTGCGGGTAGCTATACTATCACAATCGGTGCGGGCGGAAAACGGGGGGCCATTGACGGAACAGAGACTAATTTTGGAAACGTCATTACCGCACAGGGCGGAAAAGGCGTTGCACAAAACATTTCCAGTAGTGCGAAACTGAATGGAGTTGACGGCGGATCCGGTAGCGGCGGCGGAGTAAAATCAAAGTCCGATTACGGCATGGGCGGTTCTGACGGTCAAAATGGAGAAAACGGCTATCCAACTTCTATCAAAGGCGGCGCCGGGCAGGGAAGCACAACACGCGAGTTTGGCGAAATCAACGCTAAACTCTACGCAGGCGGTGGCTCTGGGGGGCGCTATATGGTATCGACAATCCCCATTGTAACGCCGGGCGGTCCCGGCGGTGGTGGTGCGGGAGGTTGGACAGGCAACGTGGACGGAACTTATCAAGCCCCCTCCGCGGGTGGGGCAAACACCGGCGGCGGCGGCGGTGGTGGCATGGTGCTCGCTGGTTACGCTGGTGAAGCCAATTCCCGGCCCGGCGCGGCGGGCGGTTCCGGTATCGCGTGTTTCCGTGAAGCGCTGGAGTTGCCGGAGTTGGCTGGGACGTGGGTGCTGAATGAGAGATTGTATGCAAGCGAAAGCCATGTTCAGGCACTCAATATGAACTACACCCTCACAACAACCATATTAGGAACAATCACTGAATGTACTCAGATTAATGACACTGGTACCTATGTGTTCTTCAATAAAGGTGGGTCCGAGAATACCAACTACAATTTCAGCACCAACACATGGACGAGAGGTGTCCCGACAATAACAATCATAGATCCGGGAACCGCCAATGACAAGTTCCGCGCATGGCTGGCAAGTAACGCGACAAAACAGAGTTGACAAACGAGATCAGGTGTGCTATACTATCCATGCTGGGTGGTGTAGCACACCTGTGAATAATTTAACAATGTGTGTAGCACAGTAACGCTTTACTGTGTTAAAGTGCTATAACGGTTTATCGTCAATTGGGGAACTGATTGACGATATTTCATTAGGTTGTCCC